CATACGCAGATTTAGCGGTGTCTCTTCACGGAAACCCCGTGATAGAGAAACCTCTTATCTGTTATATTGTACAGGGAAGATGTCCCTTAATATGTTGTTTATATCACATATTATGAAATAAGTAGCCAGTTATACTGACTGGAAGAGTAGTGATGAATTTAATATCCTCATTACACTTTAAGCTGTGTGTCAGCAATTGCTATCGACGTTTTATCTCGGTAGCCCCATAAGACCATGTTCAATGAGCATGGCAGTGTTAATGTTCGCTTTGTATTTATACAGTGATCAAATTGCACTAAAATTCCTATTTAATTTATTATTTAGGTACTTCTCACACGAGTTCCGCAAACTCTAGGAGATTTCAAACCCTTGCGAGTATCAAATATTTGAAACTTTTCAAGCTGTGTGTCAGTGTTCTTTTAAGCTGTGTGTCAGTGTTTTATTAAGCTGTGTGTCAGTGTTTTAAAACTAAGCTGTGTGTCAGTGTTATACATGAATAGTGAAAGTTCTGTTTAGTTATACTAGTGTGTTATGGCTGTAACAACCTGTATATGAGATCGTAAGGAGTTGGTCGGAAGATGCGATTTCTTCTAAAAGCCCGCCAACTGGTACAGGAATAACCCCAAAATTACATTTCTTGGTAATGAAAGTCCCCATTTACGGATTGGAGACAGGCGTTCCTGATAATAACCCGCTAGCATGGATATATCCGAGTCAAGTGTTGACTCTATCTGTGTGTAGAACTTAGGCTGCCCCTGCACCGGGCAGGCCTGAGAGCTGCGGCTTGATCATATTAGTTAATTAAACCCCGAGTTCATTAAGCTGTGTGTCAGTGTAATACAAGCTGTTTGGCAGTGTTACCCCAAGCTGTGTGTCAGTGAGTTGCCTCTTGGTGCTAACACCCTTAGTGTTAGAAATGGAAAGTTATTTTCTTACAGGAGTAAATGCGGCTGAGGCATATGGTGCAAACAAAACCCCCCAACACGAGTCTGGAAAGAATGGCCAGAAATTTGATCTACATTACAAGAGTAAGATCAGGAAATGTTCTTTGGACTTTTTCGCTGATGTCTGTGAGACAGTTTATAAAAAGCAGAAAATTGAGTCCTTAGTGCATGTTCCACACCCTTCTATAGCGGAAGTTCCGGTAGAATTAGTATCATCTGTTAAAGCAGAGAATATTAGTTTAAAACCAGAAAAACCGTTGTATAAGATGTATGATTATCGCATGGAAGACGGGATAGGTAAAATTTCTTATGCTGGTTCTGTAGCTCCACATAACAATGGAACTATAAGATTAGTTGAAAGAGATGGTAAATATTATCAAATTAAAATAAAGATGATAACCCGTAGGATAGATGATTATGTTAGTAAGGTGATAGAGAAGTTGAATTCACCCCAAGCACAAGCAGGATGGGATCCTGTTGGTATGTTTTCACTAGCAGAGTCTATATCGAAAGTAGGACAAGATGCCAAAGAAGTGGTAGATAGTCTTGGCAATAGGGTAGAAGATGTGAATCGCGTTACCAGTGACTTTTCACAAGTTATTGCTAGCGCTATTGAACGTTTGATGCCCCATGTTGAGAAGACTGCCAATGGTGTCGATAATATAGGTACAAATGGTATAAAACTAGGTTTTGATTTTAACAGTATATTTTCGTTATTTGAAAAACCAAGTACAGCATTGCTCATGGGTGCTTCTTTCTATTTATTTATGGAAATTATAGAGAGAAAGTATGCCGTTGAGAATATGTTTTATGCCAAAGCGTTGTTAGGAGCTTTCATGGTTTTTAAGATTGGAAGTCCTATTTTGAGTTTAGTTACGAACTGGTTTAAACCACCAGAGAATAATGAAGCTCAAGCAGATTGGTCTGATTGGTTAATGGTTGGTGTTCAAGGCACGTTATTTTGTGTTTTTGGAGCAACTATAGATACCAGAAGTATTATGACTACAGTGAAGTCTCTAGGAGATGCAGCAAATAATGCTGTTCGTCTTAAAGATTTGTTTACAACAGTAGTTGAATGGATAAAATCTGCTGCAACGCTTGTTTGTGAAACCTTTGGTTTAGAAGCATGGGAGTGGTTAAAACCTCAAGATGCTAAAATTAAAGATTTCATGAAACGTGTTAATGAGTTGTTATCAGAGTATAGTAGAAATCCCATGGGAGTGGGTTTAGAATATTCTGAAGGTGTAACTAGATTGTTAATGGAAATCAACGATTATATGTTAACCGTTAAAATAACAACGAAGAATCAACCTGTTATACAGGCTCTGAAAGATTTACAAAGTAAGATGCAAATTTTACAGCGTAATGTATCAGATGCCGGTATGGCTCTGGGAGATAGGAATGAACCTAGTTTGTCCGTTTTAGTAGGAGCACCAGGAGCTGGTAAAACTTATTTTACGTCTTTATCTTGTCAAGCTTTAGCTATGGCAGGAACCAAAGATGTAACAGAAGTTTTAGATGTTCAAAGAAATTGGAAAGCTAAATGTTATGTTTGGCCGACCGATAATAAACACCATGACCAGTATAAAGGTGAACCTATAGTTGTATTTCCTGATTTGTTTTGTTTAACAGACGTTGAAGGACAACCGAGTGAAGCCACTGCTATAATTTATTTAGTAGGTGGTCAACCCGTACAACTAACAGCAGCTGAATTGTCTAAGAAACAGAAATTGTATTATATTTCTAGAGATATGTTAGCTTGCACGAATGTTACTTATATACATCACAAAATGTATAAGAGTTGCAGAAATGCCGATGCTGTCAAACGACGAGTGAATAGGTTTAGTTATTATATGTGGGTAAACCCTAGGTATATTAAGAGAGATTTAGAAGGAGTACCAATTGTTGATCCTAACACCAATAGAGTTAAAGGTTATGAAAATGACTTAGAACTTTATGGTGAGATGGATAGAACACTTCTTCCGGATATGGAATTAGGTCATTATCCAGAGGATTTATGGTATTTTCGAAAGATCAATCTTTCTACTGGTTGTTTTGCTGAGACTAAAATTTATAAGTATAAAGCTTATTTGAAGTTATTAGTACAACACTCAGAAGAAATGTATGCCGCTGGTGAACGAACCCGCGCTAATTTGAATGCAAGAATCCAGATTTTGGCTGATGAACGCCTCCGTGAATTGGAAGGCGTTGGCCAAGCTGGTGAAATTGAATTTGAAGAAGCTAAAGAAAGAGAAGTGGAACCTATACATATACCTCATGTTCCTCTACATGAAGAAGAATTAGCTAGGATACGGCGTCAAGAGAGAAAGGACGCTATTGATCAGTTAAATTTAATTCGTATGAAAGGAAATAGGTTTACTACTGTGGTAGAAGCAAAAGAAGAAACCGACGAAGAAGTCGAAGGTTATTCTACAGCTGAAGATGCAGTAGCACAGATGGATAGAGAAGAGTTTCACAGAAGGAGAGCATTTCGTAGCTTTAGAGCAGATAATCCTGAATTTCTTACAGAGAACCCAGTTAGTTACCGAGATAATAGAGAAGTTAGCTTTAATGAAGTTGACATCTTTAATATGAAGGAATCGATTGGTGGTTTTAACTCTGGAGTAATTGCAGGTGCATGTGATGCACATAAACTAGGCTGGATGGACTATAATGAGTATAGAAAACAGTTTGGTTTTATTGATGCTGCAAAGCATACATATGTTACTCTTGAACAACATAATAGAATTCGAGAAATCCTTATGGACACTCAACGGTTGATAGAGGATTTTCCTTTAGAAGCCGATTTGAGAGGTCTCGCTTTGAGAATTGCTACAGAAGTAAAAGATCTTAGCCCCAGGAGAGGGGTTATATTCAGATTTTTACATGCAGCTGTTCTTCAAATTGAAGAGGAATTAGGTCCTATTATGAAGACACTAAAAACTAAGCAGATATTAGAAATTGCACAGTTGGAGTACGTTGAAGCAGAAATTTATTTCGCTGATGCGCAGTTTAACAATTATGTACATGATCCGTTTCTTAAGGCAGTGGCGAAAGCCGCTCGTACTTTAGATCGTTTCTATGTAAATTATTGTTGTCCAGCTTATAATATGGTAAAAGGTGGTATGTTACGTATTTACTACAGTCCACAATTTGCCGTTGCATTTGATATCTTCTTTTTAGTTTCGTGTTCATGCGTTTCTATGGTTATTACGTTTCAGTTTATTGACTGGTGGCTTGGTATTTCTGCAAAGAAGAAAAAAGCCGAGGCCAGAAAAGAAGCTAGAGCGTTCAATCGTAGTATGCGTGAAGGTGGTGGTGCTCAAATGGCATGGACCAGTATGGAAGGTATTAAACAAACCGTTGATAAGCATTTAGACAATTTTGCAGGTCTTTATGTTGTTATACATCATGGTGATGGTAGTACCTCTACACGACATCCATGTAACCTTGTATTCTTGGGTGGTAAGACAGCAGTGATAGTAGATCACGCTAGAAAAGCCATTGAGAAGATTGCAGAGGTTATTTCTAAGAAGAAAGGAAGTAAATTGGAATTGATTATTGTACCATTTGTAGGTGGCTCTTTTCAAAAGAGCACTGAACGATGTGTATATGAAGATATTTCATTTGAATCTTCTTCTGAACTTGAACATTACGACCTGTCTATAATTAAGTTTAATGACTGTGGTAATAGACCTGGTATTTATCATCTTATTCCTCCTGTAGAGTGTATGGAGTGGCTATCAGATAAGATGAATTTAGAAGGTATATTTATCGAACGCACGACTGATCTACAGTTAGCATTTAATGGTCCTGAAGAAAGAGTTCCTGTTCAATTTAATTTTGGACATGGTCTCAATCATTATAGGACAGATGTTGATGTTTGTGGTGAAAATCATGTTATAGGTGAGTATAAATACAAGTCATTAGTAATGAAGGGTAAATCTGAAGTGTTAGAAACCAAGGCTGGTTATTGTGTTAGCCCTGGTTTTCTCATTGATGAACGTAAGAACTTCTGTGTTAATAAAGGATGGAAGCAAGCTCAACAACCTTGGTTGTGTTACTTGCATACGTCTTTAGTTTCCAGAGTTCCAAATGGAGCCCCGATTTATAAAGAAATGTTTACAAAGTGGATTGATGAATTAGAAGCTGCTAAGGTTCAAAAGCGACCACCAGTTGAAGTAATTAACGAAAATATTGACGAATTTAGTCGCATTATTGAAGAAGAACTTAACTTGGTGGCTGTTGAAGGCCAGAACAGTAACTTTGAATTAAAACACTTTAAAGGACCCATGGATGTAAATCATACAGCTTTTGGTGTTATTGATCATAAGTTTTTTGTACCTTGCAAGAGTGAAATTAAACGTTCACCGATGTTTGGCATAGAACCTAGAACTAGATATCCTTCTAGAATGGGAATAGCTTATGTGAAAGATGTAGGTCATGTAGATACCTTGGAGAAAGGTAGAATACATTATGGCACTAATTGTTGTTTACAGAATGGTCCAGTGGAAGATGCTATTTTACATCAGGCTATGGCGAGAGTTATGAGTGACTCATCTGTTCCGAAGAATCGTGAGCATTTGAGTTTAGACCAGTGTCTTTATGGTGATGGGGCTTATAACTTAAACAGTGTCAACTGGAATTCTTCTGCAGGTTTCTATTTTCGTATTTTGAAAGATAAGTACGGAACGGATTGGAAATCTAAAAGATGGATGCTAGATGATGAAGGCTTGATGAAACCAGATATCAAGCGTGTGGTACAACGCATGTTTGATCATTGTTCCGAAAGAGTTGATCGCGGAGATAGACTGTACGCTCTATGTATAGATAATATTAAGGATGAACTGTTGAAGAAACAAAAGGTTCTGGATGCGAATTCTCGATTGTTTTGTACAATTGACTTCGTTCCTCTACTTCTTTGTAAATCGCGCTTTGGAGCATTTGCTGGATGGATCTTTGAGAACAGAATCAATAACGGTATAGCTATCGGTGTTAACCCTCTAAGTAGTGAGTGGGACGATGTTGCTGCACATATTGTTAATAATTCTCCAGATTGTTTATTTTTCGATCATGAAAAGTTCGATAAGTATCAGTTACGGAGAATTATGGGTTGTGTTCTTATATTAATGACTATGTTCTATGATGATAAGGGATCTGTTGCCGAAAGAGCGCGAGAAGTCCTTTTTGAAGATATAGTCCAAAGTGTTCATGTTGCAATGAAAGACGGTAAACTTTATTTTTACTGTTGGGAGCAAGGGAACACTTCAGGTAATTTTTTAACTGCTATACTAAACTCGTTGGTCAATATATGCTATATGTATATACTATCCATTTATGCATGGTTGTTACATAATGGCATTGATCCGATGTCTCTTACATGTTTGCCATCAAATCCGGCTGACAGAGCTTTGAGATATATTACATTAGGTGATGATGTAGTTATGAGTGTTAGACAAGATCTTATGCCTGGTGTGAACTTCAATACGGTAAAGCGATGTGGTAAAATATATTTAAATATAAATATCACAGATGAACTTAAAACTGATGGAGTGATCCCAGATTTTCGCTTAATTACAGATGGTAGTTTTCTTGGTAGGAGTTTTATTCCAAGAGAAATAAGAGGAAAGATGAGATTTTTAGCAGTCCTACGACGGTATTCTAGAGTAGAGAAGCTCCAATGGATTAAAGGAAATTATGATCCAGAGATAGAGATTGCCAAAGTAGAAGATACGCTGTTAGAGACTTCCTTGTGTGAACGAGAAGAGTTTGAAGCTGCTGTGAAGTTATATGCTCCAGCATGCAGAGAACACTATGGACGTTACCCGAGGTTTACAGATTATGATGTTGCACAACGTCATGTTTTAACTCTTTCAGAGTATAAGTATTCTTTTTATGATTTTCTTGAGCAAGAGGATTTTTCTGGGATTTCGGTAGGAGATCTCTTGTCCAAAGTTCAAGCAAGACATGAGAAGGCTCGTTATGAGTCGGGAATAAAAGCAGATGTGGAAGCTGGAAGTACGTCCGACTATGACGTTAAACTCACGTGCCTCCAAACCACCGTGGATGAAGAATCCGTTCCAGGTGAGCATTAATGCAGCTCCCTGGTCCCAATTTTGTATTACGATAAATTTTGATTTAGTTCGTGGTTCTAGCGATGAAAAACCACAAAGTATATTTTTAAGGCCTGGCTTCAAGTCCTTAAATCTTATGAAAGAAGACAGAAATTTTGGAAAACCCGTTGCTGTTGCACAGATGGATAACTCTCATGTGACAGATTTCGAAGCAGAAGTTAAAGTAGAAGAGAAAGCTACTACGACTTTCTACGAATCAGCGGTCGTGGCTGAAGGTGTCAGCTCACGTAGTACTCATGAATTGAGTACATATATTGAATCTTTTGATGATATCAAATCTTTCATGTTAAGACCAACGCTATTATCGTTTGGGCAGTGGACAGCAGCTCAGACAGCAGGAATTAATCTTGCTACAGGTGATATAGCATCGTACTTAACGTCCGTTTCTATGTGGGCAGAGAAAATACGAGGTTTTAACTTGATTAGAGGAGACTTTATGATAAAGGTCCAAGTTAATGCAACGCCGTTCCATCAAGGTAAGTTGTTGTTGCATTATTTACCTAATTATAAAAATTTTCTAGCTATAAATGCTAATTACGGAATTATGAAGAATGAAACTTTTGTTCAACGTATTCAACATCCTCATATTGAGATAGACTGCCGAAAAACCGCAGTTGTTATGAGAATACCGTATATAGCACCTACTCCGTGGTTTGCGCGGAAAGAGAATTATTATGATTGGGGAACCTGGTGGTTAGACGTGTTTAGTCCGTTGGCTACCGGTAGTTTAGGCGAGCAGTACGTAGATTATTTAGTCTATGGATGGTGGGAGAATGTAGAGCTTAACGCTCCTACCGTAGCTCAGAGTGATGGCCGTGAGGTTCATTCACGAAAGAGACGCGGTGGTGAGGTTAAAGAAGCATCAGAGAACATGGGTCCCATTGCACTAGGATTGCGAAAGGCTGGGAAGGTAGCTAATGTATTATCAGAGATACCTATTATATCAGAATTTGCGAAACCGGTGGAGTGGATAACCAATATTCTTTCTAATGCAGCATCAGTACTGGGTTGGTCTAAACCTAGGGAATTGACAGGTCAAACTGTGGTACTTCAACAAATGTTAAGGTACGCTGGAACGTGTGACGGACCAGACACGGCTTTACCTGGAGGTGTTTCCTGTTTGAATCGATTGGAAACCATAGATTATGGCTCTTACACAAATGAAGACGAGATGTCTTTAGCGTTTTTGTATAAGATACCGTATTACTGTGGATCTTTTGTATGGACGGCAGGAGCTGGACAGGGTACTAATTTACTGTCTAAACAGCTTTCACCTCTTTCGATTGTTGGCTCTGGCTCGAATGCCGCCGGAGGCCACACATGGTCTTATGAATACCATGTCCCATTTACATATCTCGCTAGAATGCATAAGTTCTGGCGAGGAGGTCTTGTGTTGACCTTAAAATTCATTAAAACCCAGATGCATTCTGGACGGTTGCAAGTTACTTGGATTCCATGTAATTTGCCGACGACCACGCCGGGTCTAGTAAACAGTAGTTTTAACAAGAGAGCTATTATAGATATTCGAACTGAGGATACTATATCGCTTGAGTTACCATATTTACTATATTCAGATTATGCATCTACAACCCCGATTACACCCACTTTGTCTTTTTCAGGACAATTTGATATTGTAGTTCTTAATGATTTAAGAGCACCAGAAACCTGCGCACAAAATATTAACGTGCAATGGTTTATTAGTGCTGCTGATGACTTTGAACTAGCAGTACCATCCATGAATACGAGTGGTAATGTACCTTTCGCCGGTCAATCTGACGGCGCTGAGTTATTACGTAAATCGGTGGAACAAGGCATGGAGATGCCTTCAAGAGAGATTGGCGGGAATTCCACTAAGGTAGACCAGCTTTTCCATGCACGCCGCTGTATCGGTGAAAAGATAATGAGTATTAAATCTTATCTTTTGCGTAACAGTGTCATACAAGGTTTAGTTGGTTCAACTTTTGATTGGACGACCTCCTCACAAGTTTTAATAGACCCATGGTTTATATCGGCGGCTAGAGTTAATCAGGCTACTGGAGTATTAACTAATGGGCAGTGGGGTGGTGATCACTTCAGTCTCTTTGCTCCAATGTATGCGTATATGAGAGGAAGTATGCGCTACACTGTTGTGGATGGAACCAAAGATGATCTAGTGTATAGTAATATCATACCTAGTAATGGCTTCTTCACAACAAAACCGAGTGCAACTGCATTGATTAAGGCGAATAAATACGTCAATACAGTTACCTCAGCAGGATCCAATGGTGTATATCCCTTGGAACCCTGCAATATCCAGGAACAGTCTGCTTATGTGTATCAACACGTACCATACTATAATCGTTTACCTTTTACGTTGACGACTTATTATGATGGTATATCACAACCTACAGATGATCCTGGAAGACCCGTGACCACTTTGAATATTACGAGTGGCACAAATTTCACTTCTAATGTTGTATTTCAACGGGCGGTGGGGGATGATTTCCAATTGATGTTCTTTACTGGATGCCCCCCTCTAGCTCTTACTTACACATAGGATGAGGAATGGGTAGAGATTACCCAACAACCCCAGACAAGCTCAGAATGTGTTCTGGCTTGAGGACCATATAGCGTAATTTTTTCTATATGTTACTAAGGCTGTGCTGGCAGGATAAACGTAC